AATGTCCGTTTAGTGCCAGGTGCCACAAGATATTTTCCTATACATATTATTAATAGTACATTTAACGTTACCGAGCAAGGCAGTACATATGATGTAGCTTATGTAAAACATAACGATCAGTCATTTGGTGATAACCAACAAGCAACAAAAAATGATTTAAATTTATCCGGAAGAGATGTTCAGGAAGTATTACAAACAGGTGGTAAAAGTTTAACCAGTGTTTTAAATGAAAGATTACTGAAAGGAAAAGAAGCAAAACAAGTTAGTAAAACCGATCAATATATAATAATGTTTCCTAAAGAAAGAAGTACAGCTAAAGAAGCAATTCTTGGAAAGCCTAGTGAAGAAGCTACAGGTGCTACAACTTCTACACCTGCAGAAGGAGAACTTAAAGATTTAAGTCAAGAAAGAAAACAACAAATTTTCGAAAGTATTGCTGGTATACAGGCAGGCGATGTGCCTAAAAAGTTTGACGAAACAATTAATAAACTGTTAGGTGTTACAATTCAAAGATCAGAAGTAGGTGAAACAATAAGAAAATATGCAGAAAATCCAGAAAATATAAATGATATAGGAAAAGCAAAAATCGTTAAATCAAAAAATGATACAGGAGCAAAACCGCAAACAGAACCTAATGTCGCTACAATGAATAATGGTGTGGTTTGCAGAGCAAAATGTTCTATGCCTGAAACAACAAGAAGTTTTCAGTTTAAAGCAGGAACAAAAATACAAGATATAATTGAAGAAATTATTATTGCAAGTGAATATGGTAGAAGTTTAAAAAAGAGATTAGAAAGTACTGATAAAAATAATATGGTAGACTGGTTTAAAATTGAGTCTCAAGTATTTGAATCAAACGATTCTGCTACAGTAGACTCAACAGGTAAGAATCCTAAAGTTTTTGTTTACAGAATAGTACCATACAAAGCTAATGCAGGTAGATTTGCTTCTCCAAGTAAAATTACACCAAAAATAGAAGATTTAAAATTACAAGCGGCTAAAGAATATAATTATATCTACACTGGTAAAAACAAAGACGTATTGGATTTTGATATACAATTTAATAATGCATTTTTCGTAGGCATAGGAGCACAAAAAGGGCAAGCGTCTAAAGATTCAAAAACTGGATCTCAAGGATCTGCTGTAGCTAAAGATAAAGAATCCCCAAACAAACAAAATCCAGGAGATGCAAAAGTTTTACCTGCAGAAGGTATTGCAAAAGTAAATGAAAAAGCAAAGAAATCAGTAACACCTTCAGGTGGTGGAGGACAAGAATGGACAGAAACACAAGTTGCAAGAGAGTTTAATGAATCTTTGTTAGACAGTCCAGTGGATTTAATTAAAGTTGATTTAAAAATTTGGGGAGATCCTTTTTGGTTAAATGATAGCGGTGCAGGAAATTATACTGCCGAGCAAACTGAATTTATTAACATTACTAAAGATGGTAGTATGGATTATCAAAGTTCTGAAATAGATTGTATTTTAAATTTTAGAACACCCTTTGATATAACAAATGATGATGGATTTATGGTATTTGAAGGCAGAACAATTCCAACAAAAGCATTTAGTGGTTTGTATCAATGTATAGGAGTGCAAAGTGAATTTAGTGGTGGAAAATTTGAACAAACACTTTCATTAATTAGACGTAGAAATCAAGAAGAACCTAAGAAAGCAGAAAGTCCTGCACAGAGAACAAAAACTGATAAAGGATTAGAAATTACAAACCCACCAGAAAACCCACAACAAGCGTCAGACGCACAAAACGCACTTTATATTGAAGGTAATGAAGAAAATCAAATTGATCACGGAGGTATGTAATGGCTGTAGAAACCAGAACTAGTAGCATTGATCTTAAGGGAGATCCAGGTCCGTTTTTAGCTAGGATTGTAAGTCACCTTGATACTACATATATGGGTGGTTTAGAAGTTGAAATTCTAAAAACAACAGAAGAAGGCAACAATGCAGAAACCACTGGACAAACTGCTCAAGTAAAATATCTTCCAGGATTTTATGGCGTCACACCATATAGTGCAAATAGTGATAATGAAGGATACAAATATTCACAACAAAGTTATGGCATGTGGGCAGTACCACCTGATGTAGGAAACTTGGTTTTAGTTATTTTTGTGGAAGGCAATATTTCAATGGGATATTGGTTAGGCTGTGTGCCTGATGAATTTATGAATTTTCAGATTCCAGGAAATCCGTCTACTACTTTTAATGATAAAGATAAAACAAAAAATTTACCAGTAGGAGAATATAACAAAAAATTAGCAAAACACAAAGGCCAAGATCCTACAAAATTTGTTAAACCAGTAAACACAGATTTAGAAGCAAGGCTTACATCCGCAGGTTTAATTGATGATAACACTAGAGGATTAAATTCATCTAGTTCAAGAAGAGAATTGCCAAGTATGGTTTTTGGTTGGAACACACCTGGCCCTTACGATAGACGTCCAGGAGCACCAAAATACAAATATGGAAATAAAGGTTCACAAACACAAGTACCGTCATCACGATTAGGAGGATCATCTTTTGTAATGGATGATGGAGACGCTAATTTTTTACGTAAAGGGCCTGCATCCACAACAGGTTCAGAATATGCAAATGTAGAAAGTATGGAAAGAGATGGAGATCCTACTATTCCACAAAATGAATTAGTACGTTTACAGACAAGAACTGGGCATCAAATTTTATTACATAATTCTGAAGATTTAATTTATATTGGAAATGCAAAAGGTACAACTTGGATAGAACTTACATCAAATGGTAAAATAGATATTTACGCAAAAGATAGCGTAAGTGTGCATACAGAAAATGATTATAATATTACTGCTGACAGGGACATAAACTTTACAGCGGGCAGAGATATAAACTTTACAGCAACTACTGATATTAGACAAAATGCTGGAGAAGATTTTCATGTTTATGCTGGTAAAAATATTAAGCAAACAGCAGCAGGCGGCAATTGGGAGATACAAGTCAGTGCAGATGGCAAAATTACTTGTGGAGGCACTAGTAATATTACAAGTGCCCATCATTTTGAAACAGCCAAAAAAATTGATATGAATGGCCCGGCAGCATCTCAAGCAGGAGCTGCAGAAGTAGCAAAAGTTCCAACAAGGTCGCCGCAAGTAGAACCATGGGCAGGACACGAAAACTATCTTCCTAATGCACATACTCCAATTAACACTGATGCTAGATTAGCTATTGTTAATCCTTTAGGTTCAGCAAAAGGAACAACATCAACTACAGTAGCAGACACTAGAGCACAAGCAGAATTGAAAGCCGCTCAAAATGATACAATGAAAAAGAAATGTGCAGAAAAAGCACCTGGCTCTTTAGCAATGGGACCAACATAATGCCAGCTGTACATAGACAAGATGATGGAAGATCCTGTGGAGCAACAACTAATGTCGCCGGCCAAAGCAAAGTATATGCAAATAATAAATTAGTATCAGTTCATGGTGATCCAAACTCACACGGAGGTGGAGAGTTAATAGCTGGCTCAAAGAATGTTTATATTAATAACTTACTTGTAGTTAATCACACACCAGACCAAGCAAACCCTGATAGCATTTGTCCTATACCACCACATTGCAATCCAGAAACAGCCGGAGGTTCACCTGATGTTTTTGTTGGTGATTAAAGCAAGGTAAATACGTTATGAGCTCTAGAGAGAAAAAAATTTACGCAGAAGTTACAGTACCAGGTAACAAATCTGAGCAATCTGTAAATACAAAAACAACATATAGAGGTATGAGCACAGTAAATCCTGACAATAATACCGTTAGCCTATATGATATTTCACTAATCAAGCAAGATCTAATTAATCATTTTCATATACGTCAGGGAGAGAAATTAAGCAATCCTGAATTCGGTACAATAATTTGGGACGCATTGTTTGAACCTCTCACGGAAACTCTTAAAGATGCGATAATACAAAATGTCACGAAAATTGTCAACAGTGATCCAAGAACAAATGTAGACAAAATAGTAGTTGATCAATACGAACAAGGAATACAAATTGAATGCACTATAACATATCTTCCGTTTAATATCTCAGAAACCCTACGCATGAGGTTCGACGAAGATGCGGGCTTTTTAAAGTCCTAATTATATACGTACTTTACTGTATAAAATAAATAGTGTAATAAGGAATATTACATATGCCGGCAACAGATAGACAGAATAGACTATTATTAGCAGAAGATTGGAGACGTATATATCAATCTTTTAGAAACGCTGATTTTCAAAGTTACGACTTTGACAACCTTCGTCGAACGATGATTAATTATCTGCGTGAAAACTATCCTGAAGATTTTAATGATTATATTGAATCAAGTG